ATTCTGCTACTTGACGCATACCTGGTAGTTCATATATTTGTATAGCGGCATTGTCTCCACCCGTTCCTAAACTTGGATCCAGTCCAGCAATGTATGTTCTGCCTTTAACAATATTTTTATACCAACGTACTTGTCCTGTACGTCTGTGTATGTCTTTGCTTTCCATCATTGCTAGTTTTAGACTGCTAATCAATGTTTCATCATAAGCAATAAATTCATTTAAGTGTTCGCGACGAAATCTTTCTTCGCCAATTTTTCCCTGTTCTTGATCTGCCCACTCTTGATCTCTGTCTGGGTGTGCTTTCCAATCAGCACTGTATGCCTTAAATCCGTTTTTACCAATTTGTTTTTCAAATCCATATTCGTCTACTGTGTTACAAGCAGCTCTCCAAATTTGTGCAAACTGATCATCGTCCTGATTTGGTGTACTAGTAATAATACATTTACCACCTGTACTAAGTGTTGGACTAAGTGATGTCCAGAACTCTCTGGCAATTGTAGGACGCACAAATGCAAACTCGTCCAAGTATGCTAACGAAATACTTAAACCACGACCAGTGTTTTCTGTTGTTGCTTGTGCAATAATACGTGATCCGTTGTCAAACTCCAACGATCCTTTGTTATATGCTGTTACACCTGCACGTACATGATCTGGTAATAGTTCGTATGCAAATCTAATACGTTGCATAATCTCTTGAGCACCACTGTATTTGTGTGCTGCGATAAGAATTGTTTGATCAGGTACATACATAGCATACCATAGCAAGTATGCCGCTGCCGCTGTTGACTTACCCATTTGTCTACTAATTAATGCTATACTGTATCTGTGACCGTGATAAGCATCTAGTAAGCCTTTTTGAAAGTCAAACAAATCAAACTTCATTCTGCCTTTGACAGGATGTTGTATCCATACAAAGTTTTCAATAAAATATTGAGGGTCCTGCGTACACTTAACGATTTCTTCAACTTGTTGAGCTGTAAACTTTTCTCGTTTGTACGGGCTTTTGATTAAATTGGTATCTACACTCATTGTAGTAGTACTTATCTATTAAAAAAAGAGCTATGTCTCCATAGCTCTAGTTTATACCTGTAATTATATTGATGTTGTTCCTGCTAACATTTTAAGTCTTGAAAGATCTGGATTGGTATTTTCCATCTCGCCTGGTTCAGAACCTTCAAGGTGTGCTCTACCATCTTCTTGCATACCTTGTTCACTGAACGATACTTCCATACCAATCATGTCACTGATAGCTTTTTCAAAACCGCTATCTGTATAAATTGTCCAAGGACCGTCGTGCATAACAACTACTTCAAGATAACCTGAATTTTCAGTTACTTCGTAGTCAGTGACTGTGACCATCTCTGGATTTGTTTTATCTTTGTCCCAAATGCTGTCGCCTGCAAGTTTTACTTGCTGTGGCATACTAGCATAACCTGGACCACCAGCACTTGCTTTTGCTGGATTATAATCTGGTGCGCCCATCGCTTCAGTGATTAAACCTGATAATTGTATAAGCCTACTAATATTCATTTTTATAGTCCTGCTAATTGTTTTAGTACATCGATGTCGTCATCTAGTTTATGTGCAGTGTCTTTGCTCATTTTAGTTTTGTATTTTTTACCGCCAAACTCAAATTCTGACTTATTAGCTCTTGCCGCTGCTGCTGCCGCTTGGTTAAATGCATTTTCGTCAATGTCTGCTTCATCGATTGTATCTTCATTCATCCAAGTAATAACACTCATGTCTTGCATAGCATCACGTAGTTGCTCTTCGATATCTGCATCATCCCAATACAAGTCGTCTTCTGGACCTGGTAGAGGACCAGTAACATCTAGTCTGCCGTCTTTGAGTGTAACTTCAACTTCTTGACTAACTTCACCACCATCACGGTCTGTAAAGAACATTTCCATGTATCCTACTTTACCAGCATATTCAGTAACTGATTCATCAGTATAAAGTGTGTTTTCAATTGCATCATATACCTGACTTGTAAGACCAGCGGCTTTTTGTATGTTTTTTACTGCATCGTTCATACTATCTTGCACATCTCCCAATGCATCATGCATATCACCTTTGTCTGACATATCGTATTGATATGGAGCTTCAGTGATTGATTCATTTGTTGCACTGCATCCACTGTGACAGTTGCAGTCTGGACCGCAATTGCCGCCGCATGCACAACTATCATCGCAACCACATGCATGTGCCTCTGTTACTACTTGGTTTTGTGCAGCTTTGTACTGCGCATATGCTTCAGTAATATCTTCTACTTTATAATCTTCGTACACTTTTGTTTCATCTACTGTTACATGCTCGCCATTGGCTCCCAAGTATCTACGTAGGCTGAGATCAGCTGGACTGCCTAGTGTGCCTTCGTATTCTTGTGGGTTAGGTTCAGTTGTTGCTTCACCTGGCATTTCTTCTGCAACAGGAGCATCTCCTGTTAATTGATTTAGTTGCTCTGGAGTTACCAATGCAATCATAGTACGCATGCCGTCACTTGAACTTACAACAGGTTCTTCTTGCACCGGCGCTTGAGCATTTTGAATTCCTGCTAATTTAATTAAGTCATTTAAATCCATGTTCTTACACCTTATATTCTTTGTATAGTTCAGAGCCTGCGGCGTCTTTCACCATTTTTTCATTATATGCATCGCCGTAATGATCTTCTGTTTTGATCTTTTCAGCATCACTATAATCAGCATCTGCTAAGACACTAGTTGGTTCTTCGTCGCTATCCTCAGCAACTTCCCATAATTCTTCTGCTTCATTCATATTGTTTACAATCATTTCACCTAAATTACATCCGCAAATGCCTGCAATTTCTTCTTGCAAGCTGTTTGGTGTTGCTGGTAACTTTGTTGCAAAGTCATATGTGTAAATTTCTCTTGCTCCTACATCGCCAAAGCCACGTGGCTTGTGCATAATAGTTTTCTTAGGAGCACCCATGCTTTCCATGTTATATTTTTTCATATGCGCCTCGATACGGTCCATATGATCATCTGAAATCTCGTGCAGACTTCTAAGCCTGAACTCATATGTTTTTTCAGATTCAGCTAGATATTGTTTCAAACTTTTCATCGTAGATTCCTTCGTTATAGTTATTTATCAGGTTCGTTGATTTTTGCAATCACTGCATTTATTAAACTGTTGCGATCTTCAAACTCTTCTGCTTGTCCTTCTACTGGTGTTTCTCCACCATTTGCTTTGGCTTGCTGTGTCTGTACTGCATGATCATGTTTGGCTTTTTGTAATTGTAGTTGCACCATCTTTAATTTTTTGTCCATCTTTGCTGTTTTAGCAGTGATAGCATTGGTCATCATTGTACTTGCAACTGCAAATACGTTTGCTGCATGTCTATCTTCTACATTTTGCCCTAGATCCATCAAGTCCTGGAATGCATGCATGGCTTTGTCAGCGTACTTGTCCATATCTGCATCCAATGTCTCCATATCTCTAACCATTGGTAGTGCAGCATCAATTTTATCTGCTGTATCCAATTGCTGTTGTAATTGTGCTAGATCCAACCCAGTATCTTCTTGTTTTATTGGTTCGTCTACCTTTTCTTCATTCATCGGAGGTAAATCAAATACATCTTCAATTTTACTACTCATCGTGTTTTCCTCTTTTTGGGCTGATTAAACAGCTCATGTTCTGTTAGCACTCTAAATCCTACACCTTGTCTGTCACAATATACCTTAGCAGCTTGCCATTTTGCTTCATTGATAATAGCAGATGCTTTCTGTGCAGTGCTTTTAGCGTGTGCTAGTGTTTGTCCAGCAGGCTTAATTTCAATCATTTCTGCTTTGCGCTGTTTATTCTTATCTTCATACACTATAAAAAAGTCTGGAACATAGTGTGTATTTTTACCTGTTGCTGGATTTCTGTAAGGTATTCTGTGTGCTTCACTTGCCCATGCAAGTATACTAGGATGTGTGTCTAACAAACGCATAAATTTTAGTTCCCAACCACTGCGATATCTAGGACGATGTTTGCCCACATACTTGCTAGGATTTTTTACTTCATATATGCCTTGTTGAAACTTATGTGCCATTCTAGTAGTATTTATTCAGCTGGCACTACGAAACTTTTTCCATCTATATTTCTAAGTTTTTCACCTGATCTTAGCGTACCTGTGAATGGTCTCAAGCCTTGTTGTTGAGGAGCTTGAGCAGATCTGTTAACCGCTTGTTGATTTTGAGTATTAACAATGTTTGCTCTTTCAACATTTGCTTCGTTGCTACTACCAGCTTCTGCATCAATATTAAAATGTTCTGGTTGGAAGGTTACACTATAAGTTACAGGTTGACTGTCACTGTATGCAAGTGTGTCGTGTTGTATGTTTGTGATCATACAGTTAAACAATTGTATTGAACGACCACCTGCCGCTGTTTCTCTACTATTGATATTAATCTGTTCAAAAAAGAATCTACTGTTTTGTGCTATTGCTTTTGCTCCAAATGCATGTCCTGCACCACTTGCAAATGTTTGACCAAGCACATCATAACTGTTAAAGTTTACAGTATCTAGTTCATGTCCATGAAAATAATGACCTGCATATGCTTTCATTAGATTTTGAAATTCGTTATCTTTGGTATCATAAAACACAATAGGTACAGTACCTGTACTCATTCGTGTTGGTATATGTCTGACTCTATTGTATTGATTAAGTTGTGTAATACCGTAGTCAACGTCGGGTAAACCAACGCTAACTACTCTATTAAAAACAAAATTACGCTGTTGTACTTGAGGTGCTACTACATTCTCATTTAGAATAAACTCAATACTAAAATTATATTTTAGTCTCGGTGTTTTATTAAGTACGGGATCGTCGACACCGAATATTTCAGCGGCAGCATTAAAAGGGCCGGTTCTACTAGCTAATCCCATACTTATATCCTATTAGGTACCAGCGCCAGTTGCGTTGCTGCGTGTCTGATCAGGTGTTACGCCTGTAAGTGTAGCGTTACCTGCTGCATCATAAATTTCTGCATTGTCATAACGTACTGATACAGTTACCTGTACTTGCTCACTAGCTGCATAAGCCATTTCACCGTACTGAATATTTTGAATATAGCAACCTGCTAGTTCAAACTTATCAAGTACACCTGGTGTTGGGTTAGCACCATCTAGACTTTCTACAGTCATTTGGAACTTATAACCACTGCCTGCTCTTGAGCTTGATTGATTAGCATGGTCAACTTGTCTGTTGAGCTGATTGTTAAGCTCACGTATTACTACGCTGTCAACATCATCTCTGAGAACCACAGTGATTGGATCCCAGGTATGTTTACCTGCTAAATTAATTCTTGAATTGTATGCATCTATTAGAACTTCATCGTGTGTGAGACTTGGTCTGCTAACACTGATTACACTTCTAGTAGGAGATGCACTAAAGCCATCACCAATAAACGTCACTCTAAAACGATATTGTAGCTTTGGCATAATTGTTGTTGTGTTACCTGCATTATCTGGAACACCTAGTGTTGTAATTACTGCCATCGATTTCTCCTTATATACCGGCTGTTAGTATTTATTAAAAACCAGTCAAAAAAAATGGACGACATGAGCCGTCCATTAAGTATTATGTTAATTTTCTTAGTTTGTAGTACCAATTGTGCCTGTATTAACTAATCTAATTGGAATGTAAATGAATTCTGCCGCTTTTGAAGGTTCAATTGCAACATCAACATAAAATTCGTTACGATCAATTCTTGCAGGAGTGTTATTGCTCTCATCACAAACAACTGCAAAGTCATTAAGACCTCTGCGGCTGAGAATGTCTGCAAGGAATCTTTCAAACGCAATCTTAGCACGTTCACGTGTTTGAGCATCATTAACTTCAAACAAGAATGGACGAGCTAGTTCGTCGAAACGATCTCTTAGGTAAGCTACCAATCTTGCAACATTAACTCTGTCCAATGCACTTGTAGTTGTGTGCAGTGTTTTCTGTCCAAAGATTACTGTTCCTTGTCCTGGGAATGTTGTGATTGGGTTTAGCTTGGCTGTATACATCGCATCACGTTGACCTTGTGTAAGGCTAACTGCTTTGAACTCGCCCTCTGTAGTGATGTGTCCAACTGCACTTGCGTTTTGTACAACACCTCTTGTTAAGCCTGCCGGAGCAAACCACTGGAAGCTGATGTTGTCATTGTATGCAAATGTATAAAGTGCCATATGACTTGGCGGTACTGTTACAGTGTTACCATTTAATGGCTCTGATGTTTGACCTGCTGGATAGTAAACTGCACTATAAGTGTTGTTTGTTACTAGTCCATCTTCGCCATTTTCACTTGCACTACCTGTGTTTTGTGTCCAACTAATTACGTCAGTTGGGTTTTTACGCATTGGTGCATCAACAATGATAAATGCTGTTTCGCCTCTGTCACTGTT